CCGGTAATTGAAGCGAAGGAGTAATCTTTTACCCGCGTCAACACGAATTGCTTTAGTGCTGAGGTGGATGTGTCTGCCTGACCGGTTACAAAGGTGGCGCTTCGGCGTTGCGGATTCGAGTAGAGAATCGGAATGGGCATATTCTCGCCGCCGAACTTTGTGTATTTCGGCATCATCGCGAGAAGCGGATTGTCTTTGTAAACCATGTTTTGAACACGGAGTGGTTTATAGTGCTCTTTAAGAGCTTCGGTTACTGTACCTACGTCGAGGGGACTTGCCATTTTTTAACTCCAAAATTAGGGCGTAGCGCCCCATTTGATCATAGCAGCGACACGTTCGAGCGATTTTTCTTTGCTCTCTAACGTGCTGCCGGATGTTTCCGTTGTCTTAGTAACATTATCATTACTAAGTGTTTTCACCCGTTTCACTGCTTGCTCGGCGGCTTCTGGAGTCTCTGACTCGCGTGGTTTATCTAACTCACGAAATCTCTCTTGCAGCTTGCTGCTGCCTAAATAACGCTCGGCTTCCGCCATAAAATGGTCCTCGACGAGCTTTGCCGCATCACCGTACTCCATGACTTCGCTTGCGTTGTTGTAATGCTCTTGCATTACTTGCGCTACTAAGTCGTAAGCACCATGATGCTGCACCATCTCGAAGGTACTACTATCGTCTACGAAATTCTTAATGTTGTCAACCAACTGTGTTTTGGCTGCCTGTATCTGGTACTTCTCGGTTTCTACCCGCTGCTGCTTGTAGATGTCCTCTATCTTCCCAATGCGCTCCTGGAGCATTTCGTTCTGCCTGCGAAGCTTCTGCTCTTCCGTGGGGTTACCTTCGTTGATAACCTGGTTTGTCAGCTCTTCGTAGTTAATGCCAAGCTCACTTAAAAGCTTTGCAGGGTTATCTTTCGCCAACTTTTGCAAATCGGCTAGGCGCGTGGAGTTGCCCTCATACTGCTCGCGCTGCTTTTCCGACTGAGCAAACTGCTGCTCTTTTTGCCGTATAGCCCGCTCTTTTCGCGCCAGCGCCGCAAACTGCCTTGAGAAATCCGGCTTTTCGGGCTCCGGGGGCGCTTCTGCTTCCCCCGTGGATTCGGCAGCTTCTTCTGCCACCTCTGCCATTAATTCCTGACTTGGTGCTTCTTCAGCAGCCGCTTCCTGCACAACTTCTTCTGACATATTAACCTCTTGCGCTTTTACGCTGTTGGGATGGGAGCTGCTGCCATTTCAGCGGCAGCAACCTCATCTGGCATTCCTGCCGGGGGTGCCCCTTGTTGGGGGGCGTCTGGTCCCGGCCCCATTGGACCCATCGGCATCGGCGGCGGTGCTGCCGCAGCCTGCATTTTCGCAAGCATACCAATAGAGTCCTCGATAAATCGTCTAAATAAATCAAGCTTGGCTTCCGGCACCGAGTTTATTTTGGCGCGAAGGTAGGCTGACTGCATCATCTGAATACCCATGGCAAGATTCATGTACGGTTCCGGCGACTGATAGATGCCTTTCTCCAGAATCCGCTCAATAAGCATGCTGAAGATTTCCTGCGATGCCGTGGCCATACTATTCACTGATTCCAAATCCGGGTAATCAAGAAGTGCCTTGGCTTCTTGCTGGGTAAGCATCCCAGCCTGTAGCATCTCGATAACCTTCTGGAGCTTCGCCGCTGGCGTCGTCGGGAGCAGCGATGTAGGGTAAACCTTCATCACATACTCATCGCGCTCCAGATCGATGTCGTTCCAGTCAATTCGCTCAATATCATCGTCGCCGTGGCTGATAACATCGAAAGTATCGCCTCTATCATGCACTTCACGCGCAATATCGATCATTTGAGCCGCTGCGTCGAGAAATAGCTGCTCATATGCCTTTGCGACCATTAAAAACCGCTCAGACTCGATATCTTGAAATTCTCGAAGGGCAACGCCCGATTCCAGGCCCGCAGGCTTCTTTGCTCCCGCTGCAAGCTGACTTACGCCCGCAATCTCATAAGCACGGTTGAATAGTCGGTCTAGGTGACTAAAGATCTCCCCGGAGACGGTTTTAGGCACAAAGAATTGTGGCGGAGTACCTGCATACTCAATAACACCCCAGATTTCGTTATTTATGTGGGCTTTCGATATTTTAGAGCCACTTTCCACAAAAACCTTGGGTGTCGCCAAATGCATCTGTTGCTGAATGTTCCGCAGCAAGCGATTAATTCTACCTGGATACCAGTAAGTTGTTCCGCGAGTCCTTGGCCCCAGAAACCGAGTAATCGGCTGGTCCAGTGAATAAACGAGAACGGAAAGTCACTGCGGTCCCAAGAGTCATCCAGCAGGGTTGCGTTTTCTATAGCAATAACATGCCTGCCGTCGTCAGCATCTTTAGAGCTTGGTAGGTGCCAGGCTTCAATGCATTCAATCTGCTCGCTCGCCCTGTAGAGCGAGTCTTCGTCCTCTATCGAGGACGCCTCCTTGATCTGCTTGGCAAACTCAGGAAAAAGGGAGGCTAAGACCTGCTTGTCGACAACCTTGCGCCTAAACATTTGGCGGGGCTCGCCATAGCGGGCCTCTAGGTCATCGATGATGATTTCGTCAGGAAAAACGCGCTCACATGCAATCTCACCATCGCGTTCAAATATGTGCAGAACGCCTGTACCAAAGACACAAGCATCAAGGAACACCTTGGGAGCCACTTTGTAGATATCAGAGCCGTAGAATTGACCAGAGGTAAACTTGGTTAGGAGCTTTGCCTTGCGTTGCATGGCCCAGTCGCCGCCTGTTGTTAGATAGGTGGCCATTGGTTTAGCTTTGGCAACCCTAGCGGTAACAGTGTCGCACATTGACTGAATAACGTTTAGGGTTACTCGGTTCTTGGCGCTTGTCTTTGCGCTATTGGCCAGACCGCCGGTTCCTAAGTCGCGGTAGCTAATGTTCCCATAAAGACGCGCATGGTTATAGTTGTTAGACGAATGATGATTTTGGTTGTCTATCAAATGCTCGACAACCTCAAAGACGCTCTCGTGCGGTTCTGTCTTTTCGCTCCACCAATAACCTAGCTTTTTCATTTTGCTACTCCCTGCGGATTATACACCCGCCGAATAAAATAAGTCCTCGTCGTATTGCTCTTGTTCGGAAAGACTCTTTGTGTCCGACGTTTCAGGCAACAGTTGTACCTGAGCACGTTGGATCTGAGGCTTTTCCCACAGCTCTACTTCGATATCACCAACTCGCAACCGCTTAAGACCGTGCTTCTTAGCGGCTTCAATAATCTCTTCTAGTTCAGCGCCCATTCATTTTCCCACCATGCTTGACCGTCCTTGTCGTCTATTGCTTCTGCTTTTTCATCCCAAATTTTATTCTCTAAAGCAGCATAATATGCAGGAGTGCCTTGCTTTGGTTCAGCAGCTTTCTCCCTGTACGTATAATGCTTGCTCTCGCGCCACGCATATAAACACGCATCTGCGAGGTGATTCTCAAAACGCGAATCTTCTTTTTTTCTGTCTTCGTCCCACTGGAGTAAATCCCACTCATCTAATATCTCGCACCCTTCAAACACCTTAATGAATCCACAATGGAGGTCTGAGTTCATGAGTTCAATATAGGACGCTTTGTTACGTTTCTCTGCTGCACGTATTGGCAGCTCGTACCGATAGCGAAATTCTTCAACAATAGACTTACCCAGGCCCCCCGTATCGGCGACCATGATATTGAAATCATACTGCGAATCAAGCTCTTTGATTTTTTCAGCTATCTGCGCCGGGATCAGTTTGCTTTCCTTGTAGCACTCGACAATGTAGAAGTCCGGCAACTCTGGGCAGTAGGCACCTATCACAAAAGCAGTGGCATCTTCGTAACCTAAATCGACCCCAAGGATAAAGTTAAAGTCGTGCTCGTGGTGCGGTATGTCTACGTAGAAATTCTTCTCTTGGGTGTACTTATAAATCAAAGAGTCGTTTGAGCGTATCCACTTACCCAGCCACTCCCGCATATAAACAGGGTGGTTCTTGTCCCAGTGCTTTTGCTTCATCCGGCGCTCAAGCCATTGCTC